CGTCTGCAAGTCATTGAAACTATTTCTCAACGCCTGCATCTGTCCTTCAGGTGTGTCTCTCAACGTCTTGTTGAAACCTTCATATGTCGAGTTAAGTACCTCGACAAGTGCCGCAGATCGTTGCGCTTCCGTACCGTTCTTGATCAACTCCTTTGTGTTCGCGTCTAGTACGAAACCGCTCTTTGTGAGGCTTGCGAAGTTGCCTTGCAGTGCTTGTGCAAGTCCATTGGTCATTGACTTGAACTCTTCGGTGCTTGCAGCCGCACCTTTTTCTGCTGTTACATAGTCAAGGATTGCGGGTGTCAGTCGTTTGATTGTGTCTACTGACAAATCGAATGTGGCCAACTGAGATTGCACGACCGATGTTGTGCCTGCTGATACAACACCGACTCTTTGTAGTGCTTCGGCTTGATAGTTGAGAGATTCAATTTGATCATCTGAAGCATCGACGGTTTGTCTGAGTATCGTGGCAAGACGAGTTTGTTCGGCTTGGGCTTGTAGTGCGGCTTGAACCGAATTGGTCATCAGTGCGACACCGGAAGCGAAACCTGCGGCGGCTGAGATGGTTACTTGCTTGAAGATGCTTTCAAGTTGTTTGGATTGAACACCTAACGTACCTGTGGCTTTTTCGCCTTCGGCTTGTAGTTTCTTGAACGCGGCGACAGCACTACCTGCGTCACCGAGAATCTTTACAACGAATGTGCGTTCACCTGCCATGGTGACGCAATTCTACTCAGTTTATGCCTGCTCGTTTCTTGAAGTCAGCCCACTCAACTTGAATGCTTCTATGTATCTGTTGCTGTGTCATGCCATCATATTTTGACAAGTCAACTGGTGCATCCCACCAACGAGGATCTACGACATGACGATTTTTCTTTGTGCTGGTGCGTTGCACAGTCGAGCGGATGCTCGGTGTTGAGAATGTGCGTGTCGGTGCTGCGATATCTGTGATGGTCGGGTCAAGGAATCGCCAACCTGAATGATGTGTGTGGAATGGTTGACCTGCTTCGTGTTGTGGCAGATAGAAGATACGGGCAGGATCTTTGGTGGCTGGGTCGCCTTTGAGACGAAGTCGCTCATGTGTCTCATGCCAGACTTCTTCCCAATTCTGTACCGGCACAGCTTGTTCAAATGGAACGACAACGTGCCAGTGTGGATCATTGTCACGATGTGACCAAGTTGTGTACGCAAAGTGTATATACGATCCGAGATCAGCCTGCTCGAATGCTTCACCGTCAAGGTCGGCAACCAATGCCCAGACATGTGACACATTGCGATTGCCACGGGTCGTGTACTCGCGATAGGTGACTGGTGAGTACAGCGATCCGTCAGACTTGTTTGCTCGTTCTTGGTGATTACCGAGCATCGCTGCAAAGTCCATCCAAGATGTGGCGATGGTTTTTGGGTAGATGGATTTGACGGACGGGAAACCGACGACTTCAAACATTGTGCAGAACCTCCTAGGTTCAGGATAGCGAATCCTGAGCCGAATGCAAGTATCAGCCGATATCTAGTTTTTTGACCACATCTTCAATGCCATCTAGGTATCTTTTGGCAATCTCATTCTTCTTCTTGCGTACGGTCGGCCAGAAGAAGTAGCCGGATTGTCCTCGATGTCTCAAGAATTGTTTCGTGGTCGGTCTAGCACCGCCACCGAACTCTGCACCGAAGAACACATCACCCATCGTCACTTTGCGTGTCAGACCTGGACCCTGTACTAAACCACGTTTACGATTTGACCTTGATTTAGATTTGAAGTGCATGTTTGGTTGTAAACGGATTGAAGGCACACGATCTTTTCTAACCTTCAACCCTCGCGTGACTTCTAATGCTTGACGCGAACGACTGACAGTTCCAGCCTCAACTCTTACCGCAGCCAACAAGTCAACTGCCAAATCGGTTGACACTTTACGAACCATCTGGTTGAAGAATGGGCTTGCTTTAGAGAAGCCACGAAGCATGTCATATAGACCTTCGACTTCTACTGCGATGCCAACTCCGCCGGCTCGACCAACAGTTGAACCTAGATCACCTGGCTGATTAGGGAATGCCGACTTGAGATTCTTCGGTACTGGGAATGCCATTATTTGATCCTCTGTGGTGGGTTGGATTTGATGTTCTTCCAGCGCAGATATCCGACCATCGTGTACAGCATTCTAGGTGATTCTTGCAATAGCAAACTTGGTGCGATATGTGTTTCGCAGGCAAGATATGCGATCAGCCAGTGGGCTGAGGATTCTCCAAAGGGACGATCACCGAATCATCGGTTGCGACCTCCAACATCTCAACTGTTTCAGTCCATTCTTCAAATGTGACTTTGACCAAGTTGCGACGCTTCAACGAATGCCAACACAACCATGCAAGGTCAGTCAATTTGACATCGCTTTGCATACTTGTGATTGGACGATTCTTTTCGCTTTCGAAGGCGATGAAGTCCGCGAAGTGTGCAGTGACTTTTTCTTTGACGCCCGTGTTGAGCGTTATTTCCATTGCTAATTTCATTCTTACCTCCTGATTGTTTTGTTAAGAATTATGCAGTTGTCTTGGTGATTGTTCCGCTGATCGGCCAAGTTACATCGGCTGTGTTCAATTCACCGACAGCACCGTTCACGGGACTCCATTCGGTTACAAGTACCGAGAAGGTGTAGTGAGGTGAAGCTGTGCCTGCTGCGGCTGTTCCGGCTGGTTTGATAACCATGGTCACAGCTGTCGAGCCGACAAGTGGATAGATCAAGCCTTCGACTGACGAGTATTCGTTGTGAAGTGAAAGTGTCACCGAGTTGTCAATCAAGCCTGCGACGCGAGTTACTGCACCACCAGATCCGAATGATGTTGTTGGTACTTCTGCGGCTGATGTGGACAATGTGATTGCAGCAACATCGTTTGAGATATCTGTGCCGTTGAGTGTGACTACTGAGTTTGTGAGAACTAACTTTGCCATGATTATTTGTCTCCTGCCTTGTCGGCTTTAGAAGTTGATTTTTCTGCCACCAGAACAATGCGACCCGATGCCAGTAGAGAGTCTAGATGGTCAATCTCACTGCCATCAATAGTGGCTGGATATTGTTTATCTAGAACGGTGAAGCCTTCGACGACCTGATATTTTGCCATAGGTTAAGCATACACCACGACACGGAAGTCGACTGTCAGATAGGTTGTGTCGTTTGCGTCAACGGTTGTGATGTTGGATGCTTCTTCGACGATGAGTGTTTTGGCGTATCCGCCGAGGGTTGTGTCGGCTTCGATCGCGGCACGAATCCCGTTGTCATAAGACAGGTAGGTGTCCATGAGGTTCTGTGCTGTGCGCTCGGCAGCACGACCGACGATCACGCTCACTGTGAAGACGTGGGTGACTAAGCCTGCTCGCATCGCACCGTGGTAGGTGATCGACTCCAAGGTCGGCCATGCGATGCCGCCGAGAGATGGGTTTACTTGGTCGGGTTGTTGTGCGTAGGCGCGAAGGTTCGTGATTGTTTCAAGCCGAGTCTTGATGCCGTTCTTTAGTTCGGTGACTGTTGCGCTCATGCGAACATCCGCATTCGGCGATATGGCTCGACAAGTTGTGCGACGTCTGGGTCGAGTGCGCGTGTCACTCGTATCGCACCCAAGTCTCCGAAGCCGGCAACGCCGAGCGGTGAATCGTAACGCTTAAAAATTCTCGATGCCTGAATGATCACAGCCTGTGTGATTGGTTCAGGTACAGATGGCCAACCGTAGATGGCGGTGAGTTGCACCAATGCTTCCGATCCGAAGTTTGCGTTCAATGTCGGGAACAGATAGTCGCCGACTGCACGAATGCGTGTGTATGCAACGGTGAGTCCGTCCAAGATTCCGTTCACTGGTTCTAGTTGCCAATCGCTTGGAGTCCATGTGACATCAAAGTTGCCGTCTGCGAGTGTCGATGTTTTGAGTGTGATCGCTGTGCCTGAGATGTCATCAATCTCGCAAACAAACTCGTCGCCTGCGGTGAATACTCTTGTTGTCGCCGAGCCGTATGCCCAGAACTGTCGGTTCGCATAGCCGTCAATCAATCGACTGGCAGCTCCGACACAATTATCCAAAAGTTCATCGTCCTGAGTGTCGGCAGTCCCGATACGAAGAGCAGCCTTAACTTGATTGCGTGTGGCGTAGCCGTTCGTGATTGCCATAGTTCCTTTATCTTACTTCAGAGTCTGGATAAGTGTACTCGGCAATGAACTTGTGCATCTCAAGGTCAGCCTCAATATGAGAATCAGACGAGATACGGTTCGGTCGAATATCGTTCACCAAAACTTGAACACCCGCAGGCTTAAACCATCTCGCACCATGCACATGACACTTCCACCAGAACGCCCAATCTGACCAATACACATCTGGATACCCGCCAACCCGTTCCCAAATATCTTTCGTGAACCAAGACGTACCCATCACATGATTCGACATCGGATATGTAGCGAACCTTTCAGGAGCGGAAGGGTTCGCACCGCCATGCGACATGAACC